ATGCGTCGCATTGAAAATATGCATAGCGCGCATTAAAGTGAGTTATGGCGTTAAATACGGAACTAGTTGAGAAAGTCATTTCCGAAGTCTTTGAGGGTGCGTCACTCGCGTTTGCCCTTAATAAACATGGGGTTAGCAGACAGGCGTTTTATAATTACGCGAGGGACAATTTGAAAAGCGAGGGAGATTACGCACGCGCTCGCGACTCCCGAACGGAGCTTCTAGTTGAGCAACTAGTTGAGATCGCCGATAACCCCGAGATCGATCCGAACCGCGCGCGCAACATGATATCGGTACGCCAGTGGATCGCGAGTAAACTTATCCCGCATACCTATGGCGATAAGTTAGACCTGAACGTAACTTCCACCGCGTCTATAACGGACGCTTTAGCGGCGGCGTCTGCTCGCGTGTTACCCCTGCGTGACCAGACAATAGATGCACAATATGAAGTGCTTGAATCTACAGGTGATAAGTCTAATGGAGCAACTGGTTCTAAACCTGTAGACGATTCGAATTCTAATTCAGGTAGCGATTCTACCTAACATCAACTTCGGGCGCCTGTCGTCTCATGCAACGCCTGTACTCCGCTAGCGCTTTCACTCGCTGATAACAGGGGGGGTGCCCTCCCCCCTACCCCCGGATTTCTGTCCGACGGCGCCCTATTACAATGGTGGTCCCCTCCATCCGTATAATTTTTTTAAAATTTTCAAAATTGAATTTCCGTAAACTAATTGTCACTCTCAAGACTTGAACAAAGTAGTTTCACCATACTCTCCCTCGGATGATCAAAAGCTCATGACGGAGATCTTCGCGCTAAAGGATGACCCTCTAGCGCTAGTGATGTTTTTATTTCCCTGGGGGAAAAAGGGTTCTCCCCTAGAACATCAAACAGGACCGCGTACATGGCAGAAGGACGAGCTAGAAAGCATTCGTCTGCACATCCAGAGGAACAAGAACCTGATGAGGCAAGGCAAGCCTCCTGAGGTCTATAAGAGCGCTACGACGTCAGGCCGTGGAACTGGGAAGTCTGCTCTCGTAGCCTGGTTAAACATTATATTCATGTCCACGCGCTTAGGCATGACGTGCATAAACACGGCAAACAACGAAACGCAGCTTAAGACTAGAACTTGGGCAGAGCTAGGGAAGTGGCACACCCTCTCGCTGAATTCTCATTGGTTCGAGAAGACTGCGATGTCTCTAAAGCCGGCTGAGTGGTTCGAAGATCTACTGAAGAAACAACTTGGAATCGATACGGGGTATTACTATTCGCAAGCCCAACTCTGGTCCGAAGAAAACCCTGACGCCTTCGCGGGCGTTCACAATCATAACGGCATTCTTCTGGTCTTTGACGAAGCGTCAGGGATTCCTGCGCCGATATGGAAGGTCTCGGAAGGCTTCTTTACCGAGCCCATCCTCGACAGATACCACTTCGTCTTCTCCAACCCTCGTCGAAACACCGGAGAGTTCTTCGAGTGCTTCCACAGATTTCGTGATTACTGGAAGCGGCGTCACCTGGATTCGCGAAAGGTGGAAGGAACCGACAAGAAGGTTCTAAACGACATCGTCGAGAAGTACGGAGAAGACTCCGACGAAGCGAGAATCGAAGTTAAGGGCGAGTTCCCAAGGCAGGGTGATTCTCAGTTCATCAACCGAGAGCTCATCTCGCAGGCTGTAGAGCGCGAGATCACCCCGGATGAATGGGCTCCGCTTATCATGGGAGTGGATCCAGCGCGCTACGGAGACGACGCTACGATCATTCGGTTTAGGCAAGGCAGAGACGCGAGATCTATTCCGTATGTGAAGATGAAGAACGCGGACAACATGACCGTCGCGGATAAGGTTGCAGAGCTTGCCGAGAAGCATAAGCCCGATGCGATATGCATCGACGCAGGGAATGGCACGGGAATCATCGACCGCCTTCGCCAGATGGGTTTCAAGGTTCACGAGGTTTGGTTCGGCGGCGGATCTCCAGAGCCTGAGTGGGCCAACTTCAGGACCTACATGTGGGCCAAGGTTCGGGATTGGCTTGGCGGAGGATGCATCGACAGGGATCCCTTCCTCCTCGATGATCTTGCGGGTCCCGAGTACCGCTTCCAAAAGGGCTCGGACAAACTCGTTCTCGAGTCGAAAGAGGAAATGAAGCGTCGCGGTCTAGCGAGTCCCGACCACGGTGACGCTCTTGCCTGCACCTTCGCGGTAAAAATTGCCCGCAGGGATGCGGCCACCTCTCGCCATCGCTCGCGTCAAATCAACGTCGCGACCGACATGGACTACGACGTCTTTAAATAAACTAGTTTACTCAGTGTAAAGTAGTTGCCAAAATGGAAACCTAGAGCGAGGGTTTCAACATGTCCGACTCCCCAGTGCGCGTGCCCATCATCAGCGATATCGCCGACGTGGGTAACAAGGTTATCGACAACACGATTGGAAAGGTTGTCCCGAAAGAGTGGACCGATCTTTTGATCGAACAACCTCTGGACTTCGCGCAAGGCGGCGGTTGGGGCAAGCTCTCTAAGAAGCTCGCAGCGAAGCCAGGAGATCCCCCTGCCCTTCCAGAGATTCCTACTGCGGCTAACTCCCAGCCAGCACTTCAAGAGGCTGCCGCTGGTCAACGCCGGGCAAAGGGCCGCGCTTCTACGATTCTTAATAACGGAACGGGCAGCTCGAGCTCTGTAGGGTCGGCACGCCGAACCCTGCTTGGAAGTTAAATGATTGAACCGAAGTCAGACAAAGATATCGGAGAGTGGGTCTGTTCGGAGTACGAGCGGATGTCTACGTCTCGGTTCAACTTCGAGTCGCAGTGGAATGAAGTAGCTCTTCGCTCGGATCCCTCCGGCAAGCAGCAATTCGGAGCGCAGCAATTCCAGACTCCCGGCGAGCGAAAGACTTCGCAGATCTTGGACTCTACTGCGGTCATCGCGGTCAATCGGTTCGCCTCGATCTTAGATTCCCTTTTAACGCCTCGAAATCAAACCTGGCACCGCCTCGCGGTTAACAACGACGACCTAGCAAATAACAAGGAAGTCGCGCTGTGGTTTGAAAAGGTGAACGCGATTCTGTTCAAGCATCGCTACGACCCCTCGGCGAACTTCGCTTCCCAGAATCAAAGGGATTATAAGAGTCTCGGCCGTTACGGCAACTCCGGTCTCTTCGTCGACGATCAAGTTGGAAAGCCAGGACTTCGGTACAAGAGCGTCCACCTGGGAAGCTTGTATTTCGACGAGAATCACCAAGGCGTTCCAGACCGTGTGATTCGCGCATTCATGTTTACCGCTCGTCAGGCGAAAGAGAAGTGGGGCGATAAGCTTCCTAAGAACATTCTCGACTGCACAGACGGCGATAAGCAGTTCAAGTTTCTGCACAAGGTTTGTCCTCGTACGGACGACTACGATTCGAGCCGGCTTGATTCCAAGGGAATGAAGTACGCCTCGTACTACGTCTCGCACGACGGGAAGATGCTTGTTAGCGAAGGTGGATATAACACTTTCCCTTACTCTATTTGTCGGTACGAGCAATCGGACGACGAAGTGTACGGACGTGGACCACTCATGGAAGTGCTCCCGTCGATTAAGACTTTGAACGAACAGAAGCGGATTATGCTTAAGCAAGGGCATAAGGCTCTCGATCCTACTCTTATCGCGCACGACGACGGCGTGATGAACGGCTTTTCGCTCAAGCCCGGCGCGCTCAACTTCGGAGGAGTATCCGCGGATGGCCGCGCTCTTGTTCATGCTCTTCCGGTTGGAAACATCGCCGTGGGCAAGGACATGATGGACGACGAGCGCGCGGTCATTAACGACGCTTGCTTGGTGTCTCTGTTTCAGATCCTAGTAGAAACCCCTACTCGCACGGCTACCGAAGTAATCGAAATTGCGAAGGAGAAGGGCATCCTTCTCGCCCCAACGATGGGTCGTCTTCAGAGCGAGCGTCTTGGTTCTATGGTTGACCGCGAGCTAGACGCTCTCGCATCTCAAGGCGCTCTTCCTCCGATGCCTGGAATTCTTCGCGAAGCTCAGGGCGACTATCAAATCTATTACGACTCTCCCCTCACCCGGGCGGCAAAGGCAGAAGAAGCTTCCGGCCTTATGCGTACGATTGAAACCGCTCTTAGCATTGTGAACGTCACGCAGGATCCAAGCATCCTCGATAACTTTGACTTCGATCTTGCTATGCCGGATCTGGCACGCATTCAGGGCATGTCGGAAAAATATATTCGGGATGAAAAGTCTAAGGCCGCTATCCGTCAGGGCCGCGCTGCAAATGCGCAGACCGAGCAGCTTATTGCGGCTGGACCTGCGGCAGCGGCAATCATGAAGGCCAGCGCCGCTAAGGGGCCTGCTTGATGTCGTTTTCGGAGGCGGTCGATAGAGCAAAGGGATTTCTGCACAAGCGGAAGAGCCTTTACTGCAATGTGTTCGATAAAGAGAGCATCGCTGCCCAAGCCGTTCTTGCCGACCTCGCAAAGTTTTGCCGCGCGAATGAATCGTGCTTCCACGAAGACCCGAGAGCACACGCCGTCCTGGAAGGGCGACGCGAGGTGTTTCTCAGAATCTCTCACCACCTGGAACTCGACCAGGACGCGCTGTGGAAACTCTACGGCCGAAAGGATCTTGAATGACTACTCCAGAAATTGCTTCCACCCCAGCGGTAACCACTTCCACACCTACCGCTGATTCTCCTGCCGCTACGGCCGCAGGGGGAAGTCCCGCCGTTCAGTCGGGTGCCTCTTCCTCGTCGCAAACGGACTGGACGGCGGGCTTCGGAGATGACCTAAAGGGTTACGTTCAGAACAAGGGCTTTAAGGATCCGTCCGCCCTCGCCGAGAGTTATCGTCAGTACGAAAAGCTTCTCGGAGTTCCTCAGGACCAGATCGTAAAGAAGCCTAAGGACTTTAACGATAAGGCCGCGGTCAACGAGTACTACGCCAAGCTTGGCCGGCCAGAGAAGCCAGATGGTTACGGCTTTGCTGCTCCCGAAGGCGGCAATCCAGAACTCGCCGAGTGGGCGAAGAACCAATTCCACGAGCTCGGACTTACGTCTCAGCAAGGCAAAGAACTCTTCTCGAAGTGGAACGAGAAGGTTAACTCGACCACGCAGGCCCAGTTATCCGCATCTAAGGCGGCCCTCGAAGCACAGGAAGCTACGCTTAAGAAAACGTGGGGAGCCGGATACGACCAGAATCTTCAGGTCGCTAAGCAGGGCGCGCTTAAGTTCGGCCTCGACGAAGCAACGCTCGACGGGATCGAAATGGCGCTCGGTTACCAGAAGACCATGGAATTATTTCACAAGATCGGATCCGCAACGGGAGAGCACGCCTTCGTTGGTGCGAATGCCGGATCGGGAAGCCCAGGGCAGATGTCTCCTGAGGCTGCGCGCCAAAAGATTACCGGACTCATGCGGGATAAAGACTTCGTTCAAAAACTCGAGAATAAGTCGAGCCAGGAAGTCGCCGAGTGGAATTCCCTTCATAAAATTGCTTATCGTTCCGAGTAGCAACTAGTTGCCTTTGTGTAAATTAGTTGATGCAATCGCATTACGCTGGCAGTATTGAGTCTTAGATGGACCGAGAAACCGTTAGGCTTGAGTGTTTGAAACTTGTCTCTAGGGTTGATGAACCCCAGGAACTTGCAATCGCTAAGGCAAAAATTCTAGAGAACTACATTCTCGAGAGCGAGACGGAAAAAGCCATCGTCGTACCGAAGGACGTAAAGCATTCCCCGGTCCGAATCAAAACTTCCGACAACCCTAGCACTCTCAGCTAGAGCCGGAACGACGGTAGGAAAGACTACAGCCCGCCCTGGCATTGGGCATGATGTGGCCCCTAGCGGATAAGCCCTTCGAAAAAATGTTT